CTATGAAAATTTCCGAATCAGCCCCTAATAGTAGCGATACATTCGTCATCGCAACTAGGCTCATCAATATCAATCTTTTCATCTTTTTGCCAATAGCCTTTTGCATATCCCTCCTCTATTGTGCGTAGTACACTTGTCTCTACTGCCATCTGTAAAGCAATGTTTATAGACTCATTCTCTACTATACCACTCTCAATTTCAACTAATTCGGTATTGTTGGCATAAAACCTAAATACATCAGAAGATACAGAAGCACTCAAAATGGTTTTAGTAACCAATACTTCTAGCAAAATTCTGCCTGTGCTTACAGAAACTGTGCGTAAAGATAGTGTCACAGAGTCTTGTCTGTACTGTTTTGACGCTCCAATTCCTAGATAGCGAGCTCCAGAACCTCCCGATTTTAAATTCGTATCTATACCTACCACGCTACCAGTCATAAGCAAAGATGCGAAAATTAATGGTTTGACCTTTTGTTTTTCATCAAAGCTTTCTCTTGTGGTGCGTATAATTTGTCGTTCTTTTGTTAAATTATCTAGCCCTGTTCGTTCTACCACTTCAAACACACCAGAGTGTTTTAGTGCTCTTATGAGGTAAGCATCAGGTGATTGTGTTATAGCTGTACTAAAACTTGCGTATTGACTATTACTTCTGCGTTGTCCTGTATCGTCTTTGAAAGAATTAGGATAGACAGCTACTACAGGTTTTCTTATGGGAACAGGTACATCTGCTAGTTTGGTCAATAAAGAACCAACCTCTGCTGATTCAATACTTCTTATGGGTGGTATTCCATTTTCTAATGGGTCTACAATTAACGCACAACTAGAAAGTGAAAGAGCCAAGAGGTACAGTAATTTCTGTTGTATTGCCTTCTTCATCTGTAATTATTAATGTTACCTTATCGTCTTCTACTCTGTATTCTATGGTGTTTCCTTCTAATTCTAAAGTACCAAAGTCAGAAGCAGTCTCACCAAACAGGCTATCTACTAACTGACGTGACAGCTGGGCATAGATTCGTGATTCCAAATTCCTGATGAACCGGGCTAATGTGGTATTTTCTGCCTCTCTCTCAAGGTCTTCTGTGTATGCTCTGAGCTCTTCTCGTAAGGCTTCTTTTCTGTTGAACTCTTGATTTTCTATAGTCAGATAGTGACTAGATGTACCAACACCTGAAAAGCTTGGGTTCTTAAACTTGTGAGTCATTTCATCAGCACTCAAATAAGCAACAAATAATGTGATGCTTAAAATACTTAAAATCATAAAAATGTTATCCCACCTATCCATTACGTCTATCCTGTTGTTGTCTAATCAACTCTTCTAATTCCCTCTTGCTTTTTATTTTTTGATTTTGCTGTTTCATCTCTCCCCTCGTTCTCTTTTACTTCTAAAACAGTATTCACTTTACTTTGAAGTCTAATCATATCCTGATCGAGTAGCCTAAGCTGATCTGTCAAACGTATGATTGTGCCTTTCATTTCTTGTACAGCTGGGTCAATTTTATTGGTAATCGTTTGCCAGACAAAGTAAACAAAGTAACCCAGTCCAACTACCATCACTACTGGAAAACCAAAATCAGCTACTATCTGTGCTATGTCCATTAATCTCTTCTGGCATCTATCTTGCCATCTTCTACAAAGTTTTCAGCTCTTGCTATTCTGTCCAAATCTGGTGGCAGATTAAGAGCACTAGAAACGCTTGTGTCTATACGAATCATATCATTATTCATAATAGAAGCCCTAGTGATGAGCATTTTAGTAATTCCTTGTACAGTTTGTATTTCGCTAATTAAACCATCCATAAGTTGTTTCATAACCAAAAAAATAAAGTAAGCCATAATCAAACCACTAGCTATGGGTAATCCTAATTCAGCTATTAGGTTGAAAGCTTCCAAGACTAATCCTCGCCTTTAAACTTCTTGCTTTGTCCTGATGTACCAGCGTAGATACCAAAAACAGCTGCCATTGCTCCTACAACGACTGAAACTAAGGCTGATTGTTCTAAGTTAGGTTCAGGTAAGGTCATAAACCAAGTAACTACTTTATAAAGCAGTAGGATGTAGACGCTGACAAACACTCTAGGGAAGATTCGCCAAGCGTCTACTGTTTTTGCTAGATGAATCCATTTTTGAAATGGGTTGACTGATAGATAGTTGGGTGAAACGTCTATGTCTAGTTCTAGCTTCTTTTTTATAGTTGGTTCGTTGTGTAGTTCCTCTTCCATCTATAAAAACTTTGTAAGAACTATGGCTCCTACCATAAAGGGGTAAACACCCCAGAGCATGTTCTCTAATTTTTTAAACTTTTCTGAGCCTTCGTCAAGACGCTTTTCTATGTTTTGATAGCGAATAGCACATTCTTTTTCATGTGAACTAATTTGATTCAAAGCATCTTTTGCTGTTGCCATTATTTCTTTGCTTTTTTAACTCTTATTTCTTCGTAGGCTTCATTAACATCAGGTGTCGATTCATCGTCACCTACGAATTTACCATCTTCATCTCTGGCTCTGACTTTTTTTCTTTCAGTGCCAGTGAAAACATCTACTATTTTTTTCCAAAAACTCATTGTTGTACCTCCTGAGTTGTCTGTTCTTTTACATCCCAACAATTAAGGTTAGATGCTACTGTCCTTCTTTCGCCCTCACCTTTGAAAGGGTATACCATGTGTTGTAACCAAGAAGGAAATACTAACATTTTACCTACCTCTGGTTTTATTTCAAAATGTTGTGGTGGTCTTAATCTTTCTAAATCCAACAATTCGTTTCTTCCATATTGAAAAACAAGATGTCCATCACAATGACCAGAAGAATTGTTTAAAGTGTACTGTGGTTGACCAGCAGTTGGTTGATCTAGTATTTGTTGTGGTACTTTAGTCCAACCAGTTGTAGATACACCCATAATGGTTTTAGTGCCATGATCGTGTAAAGGGTTATAATCTCCAGCGTAACTATGTACTGACCATGTTTTATCAATTTCTATTTGTTTAGGTCTGTAATATGTTGATACACCTGTTTTATTAAAAAATACACTTATATAATCATCACCCAAACTGCATATAAAATCAGAATATTCTTTTACTCTAGCATCGTTATTATCCATTAATAGTTGTTCGCCTTGTGATATTTGTCCTACTAAAGTATCGGCTAATGATTTTTTATTTTGATCTTCTCTATATTCATCAAGATAATTATTAAGATCATTTACCATACTTGAAGGCATTTCTGTTTCAAGTATATAAACGCTAGGCAAATTATGTACAGCTACCTGTGCGATTACTTTTCTCCTATGTTTTTAGTAATTGACTCTACTTGAGGTTCTTCTTGTTGAGAGTCTTCTGCTAGATTTTGAATCTGCTCTATAGTTTGTTTGCGTAAAATAGATATAGATTCAATCTCAGCACCTTTCCAAGCTCCTCTTCCTGTAGCTGCGTCTATTATCTGTAGTATATTTACAAAGTATTGTTGTTCCATAATTTATCCTAGTGTTTTAATAACAGATGTTGGTGTAACTTTTATTGCAATCTGTTCATCTAAGTTTGCCTTCAAAGAAGTTACAAAATCAGCACCCATAGTAGCTTCTACCCAACCTTGTACTTTAGCAGCATCAAGACTCGACCAATTAGTAAATGAAGACAAATCAGATGTATCTAAATCTTGACTTCCGTAAACTAAAGCTGTTTGTGGTTTGCCATCAGAATCATTATTAGCATCATCTGTAGCTTTGAGTTTCCAATGTACTTTGTGAACTACGTTAGATTTACCGCTTTTTGTGGGGTAAGTGTCGCATGTTGATACATCCCAAGTATAATTTATTGCCATAATTTTATCCCTCTAGTGTTGTCACTCTTGCTTCTAGTTCTTTCATAGCCTTTGTAAGCACTGCTGTGATTTGAGCATAATTAACATTTTTATGTCCTTCTTCACCAATTACAAATTGAGGTAAAACAGTTTCTAGTTCTTGAGCTATAAATCCAGTATGCTCTGTATTATCTGCTTTTAATTTATAATCTCTTGGTTGTAATTGTTTGATTGTTTCTAAGCCATGTACTGTATCTACTATATTATTTTTATATGCTATATCAGAAGCGTTTGTCCATGCACCAGCATTTGATAAACTTGCAGTATTATTACTACTTGCGAATGTATGAATTCCTGTAGAAACAACGTGTCTATAATTTCTATAAGCATTAGTTCCTGTTTGACCTACGACTATGCCTCCATTGTCGTTAGATTGAACAGTTAAAAATGCACTATTAACAGCATCAGTAGTTCTCACACACACTTCACCACTAGCTAGAAATGCCATTTTACTGTCAGATACAGCAGCACTACCTTCATCATTTACACCATCAACACAAATATGCAGAACACCAGTACCTCTTGTTCCGGGGTCATCTCTTTGAAAAATTAAACCAGCTTTTTTTCTAACATCTGTTCCTGTACTGTCTACTTTAAACATATAAGAAGCAGTAGCTGTTGCAGTATCTACTTTAGCAGCAACTAAAGCCTGTGTTCCATCTCCACCTTCAACATGCAACAATTCGTGTGGAGCAGTAGTGCCTATGCCAGTAAGTCCATTGCCAAGTATTGTCATAGCTGACACACCAATATCACCAGTTTTAAAAGTCATAGATTGACTAGCTGCTGTCGTATTATGGTCATATACAATAGAACCTCTGCCACTTGTACCTGACATAAAATTAAGTTCAGAATTTTGTCCTTCGTCTGTATCAGAGCTAATTTGTAGCGAACAATCGTTATCTGTCGATGCAAACCTTGCCTCTACTGAACCAGCAGCAGATAAATTAAAATTATGAGTTGGAACTAACCCTATGCCAAATCCGTTGCTAGAAATATTGTGAAATAAATTACCTATCTGAAAAACGTCATTTGTAGATGACTCCTTCATTATAAAATCAGAAGAACCAGCTAAATCAAATTTAAGACCATCACCTCCATTTAAACCTGAAAGTCTAATACCTCCATCAACTTCAAACGCAATTGAAGGACTCCCAGTTCCTATGCCTACTCGGTTATTACCAGCATCAACAAACAACATATTAGTATTGCCATCAGATTCAACTCTTAAATCTATGTTATTACTACCTTCATTAAGAACCGTCTCACTTGTTTGTAAACGTATTCTGCTTACTTCAGAACCAGCCAACATAGTTTTTATTGACAACATACCGCCTTCTGTGCCATCTGAGGCATCAATAATAGTACCGCTTATAGAACCATATACTACGTCTTGCGAGTTATCGTTTCTGCCTTCAAA